AGAACAATCTATCCGTATGAACGGTGAACTGGAAGAACTGAAGCGTGATGCTATCATCCGTGAACATTCCCGTGATCTTGCAGAAACACAGGTAGAGAAGTTGAAATCCCTCGCTGAAGATATTGATTTCGAAGATGAAGAAACTTTTGCACAGAAGGTATCTACCATCAAAGAATCTTACTTCACTAAGAAAACTCCACAGATTGTAGGTGAAGAAATTGATGAGTCTGTAGAAGAGGAAGAAATTTCCGATGCTATGTCTCGTTATCTTGACGCAATCAAAAGAACCGCAAAACCACAATAAGAAAGAAGGTGTATAAAAAATGACTCCTCAAGTATCTTACGATAAACTCGTACAAAAGTGGGCTCCAGTTCTTAATGAAGAAACTGCTGGTCCTATTTCCGATCATTACCGCAAGCAAGTAACTGCGGCAATCCTTGAAAACCAAGAAAAGGCAATGCGTGAAGAAGCTTCTCAGGCTTCTTTTGGCATGATTAACGAGTATGGCACCGAAACCGGTAACGTACAAAACTTCGATCCAGTACTGATTTCTTTGGTTCGTCGTGCTATGCCTAACCTGATTGCATACGATGTATGTGGTGTACAACCAATGACTGGTCCTACTGGTCTCATCTTTGCGATGAAGTCCAACTACAAGACTACCCGTGCTGGTGCTACTTCTGGTGATGAAGCACTGTTTGACGAAGCACTCACTGGTTTCTCTGGTGACTCTTCATTCACTCAAGATTCAGACCCTGCTGGTTTGGATTCCTCTTCTGTAGGTTCTGACTCCGATGCAGACGATAACCGTCGTACAGCACTTGCTGGTGCTGGTATGTCTACTGCTAATGCTGAAGCACTTGGCAACGGAACTAACTCCGAATTTGCTGAGATGGGTTTCACCATTGACAAGGCAACAGTAACTGCTAAGTCCCGTGCGCTCAAGGCTGAGTACACAATGGAACTGGCACAAGACCTGAAGGCAATCCACGGTCTTGACGCTGAGACAGAACTTGCTAACATTCTGTCTGCTGAAATCCTTGCGGAAATCAACCGTGAAGTGATTCGTTCGATTAACTCCCAAGCTAAAACTGGTGCAGATACTGTAACTGGTTCTACTTCTACAAAAGGTATTTTTGACCTTAATGTAGACGCTGACGGTCGTTGGTCGGTAGAGAAGTTCAAGGGACTGATCTTCCAGCTCGAGCGTGAAGCAAACCAGATTGCTAAGGACACAAGACGTGGACGTGGTAACTTCATCCTTTGTTCGTCTGATGTAGCATCTGCTATGGCTGCTGCTGGCATGCTGGACTACACTCCTGCACTGTCCACTGGTCTGAACGTTGATGACACAGGCAACACTTTCGCTGGTGTACTGAACGGCAAGCACAGAGTATACATTGACCCATATGCAGTATCCGATTATGTAACTGTTGGTTACAAGGGTTCTAACGCATACGATGCAGGTCTCTTCTACTGCCCATACGTTCCATTGACTATGGTTCGTGCAGTTGGTGAGAATTCCTTCCAGCCAAAGATTGGTTTCAAGACTCGTTACGGCATGGTTCCAAACCCATTTGTTGGTACTAATCCTTCTGACGATCTTTCCAGCACTCTCAAGTCTAACCAGTACTACCGTATTTTCCGTGTAGACAACATCTTGGCATAATAAATAACTATAAATGTCAATATAAATACTGGGGGAGCAACCGCTCCCCCTTTTTTTGTTGGAGAATATAAATGGTAGAAACATTAACTGGCAATAAAAATTACTTACAACCTACTGGGTTTAGAGTTATCATTGACCGAGAAAACTATCCTAACTTGGAGTTTTTTGCACAGTCTGTTGACCATCCAGATGTTTCTATGACTGCACCAACTGTAGCATACTCTCGTATTGGTAATGTTAGTTTACCCGGTGATGCTTTAGAATATTCAGAACTCAATATTCAATTTATCTTGGATGAAGATATTAAATCATATCTTGAACTTTACAACTGGTTAGAAGATATGGTGAATAAAGACTTTGTAGAGCAAGGTGCTAGGTCTAGTAGAAATACATCTGATGTTCCTACACAAGCAGATATTTCTGTTTCTATTCTCTCTAGTCATAATAATCAAAATAAACGTATTTTATATAAGGGTTGTAATCCAACTTCCTTGAGTGGACTGCAACTTACCTCTATTGCATCTAGCGTAGAATATCTAACATTTAATGCATCTTTTGTATTTACTGGCTTTGAATTCAAAGAATAGTGTGCTATAATAAGTAGTTTATAACTGACACACACAGGATTATATAATGAAACTTGATTTAGAAAGCATCTTAGAGATGTGGAAAGAAGATTGTGAGATTGAAGAATTCAAGTTAGATGAATCTTCTAGAAAAACTCCTTCTCTGCATGCAAAGTATCTAGAAATACGTTCTCTCACAAAACTTAGATTACAAGAAGCAGAACTTGCGCAGAAGACACTGCTCAAGAATAAATGGGCATACTATAATGGTAAGATGGATGAAGATACCATTAGAGAGTTTGGCTGGGAATTTGATCCGTTTAATGGGTTGAAGGTAATGAAGGGAGACCTTGACTATTATTATAACGCCGATACTGATATCCAAAAAAGTGAAGTCAAGATCACATATTATAAAACCATGCTAGATACATTGGATGAAATCATTAATAACTTGAAATGGCGACACTCCACTATCAAAAATATTATTGATTGGAGACGTTTTGAAGCAGGGGGCTGATATGGCATTATTTGTAGATGAAGAATTTACTTCTCATGCTGGGTTACAACTGGGATGGAAGATTGAAATGGATGCACTCTATGTGAGTGACTGGCGTTGTCTTGCTAAGATTATTCTAGAATATGAGAAACGCCCATTTCGTAAAGCAGTAGGTATTCCTCGTGGCGGTAAACGTCTAGGTGATATTCTAAATGAATCTGCTACAGGCAACCCTGATGACCCTGTTTTAATTGTTGATGATGTATATACAACAGGCACTAGTTTCAGAGAATATATTGAAGAGAATTATCCTGATGATAATGTCATTTGTTGGGTTGTGTTTGCTCGCAATAAAATTTATAAGAGACATATCAAAGCACTCTTTCAAATGCCACCTAAGCCTGAATAATGTCCGACTTAGTAGTTAAACAGAAAAACTATTCCGCATTACAGATTCAATGTGAACCTCATGTAGCAAATGAGTTGAATGATTTCTTCTCATTTGAAACACCGGGATACAAATACATGCCATCATACAAGAATGGTAGATGGGATGGTAAAACACGTTTGTTTAATGTTCGCAATAATGAACTACCTGTAGGTCTATGGGAATATCTGTCTGACTTTGTTGGTCCTAGAAACTATGAAATTGAATTAGAATATGATAATCAGTATGGTACACCTGACACTCAATTAGAAGTCAGCCCAAAAGAAGTCTATGAGTTTATTCAAATGCTTCATTTGCCTTTTGAGGTAAGAGACTATCAGTTTGATGCTATCTGTCAAGCCTTGCGTTCTAAACGTGCTATTCTACTGTCACCTACAGGTTCAGGTAAGTCTCTGATTATCTATGTTCTAATGATGTGGTATTTGGAACATTATAATAAACGCATTCTTATTGTTGTTCCTACTACTGGTCTTGTTCAACAGATGTTCTCTGACTTTGAAAACTATGGGTTAGAAGCAGGTGAAGTCTGTCATAGAATTTATTCTGGTATGCCTAAGCACGATATCAAGCAACGTGTATTCATTTCTACATGGCAGTCAATCTATAAACTGCCTAGCACTTGGTTTGAACAATTTGGTTGTATCTTTGGTGATGAAGTGCATAACTTCAAAGCAAAATCATTATCTGGTCTGATGAGCAAGTCTAGGGAAGCAGAGTTTCGTATTGGCACTACAGGAACATTAGATGGAACACAGTGTCATCGCCTCATACTTGAGGGACTTTTTGGTCGTGTTCGTAAAGTTACCACAACAAGAAAACTTATGGATGAAGATACACTTGCTGAACTAAAAATCAATATACTTGCTTTGAAGTATCCGACTGAGGTCTCTAAAGATATTGTAGGTTCAAAAGATTACCATTATGAAGTCGAATATATAGTAGGTAATATCAAACGTAATAGACTGATTACTAACTTGGCGGTATCTCAAAAAGGAAATACTCTTGTATTATTCCAATATGTAGATAAACACGGCAAACCTCTATATGAACTTATTCAAAACAAAGTAGTAGGAACCGGGAGAAAAGTATTCTATGTATCAGGCGAAGTAGACGGCGAGGCCCGAGAAGAAATAAGAGGTATCGTTGAAAAAGAAACCGATGCTATTATTGTGGCATCATTAGGAACATTTAGCACAGGTGTAAATATTCGCAATCTTCATAATATTATTTTTGCATCACCATCTAAGTCACAGGTAAAGGTTCTACAATCTATTGGTCGTGGTCTTAGAAAGTCTGAAGATGGTAGAGCAACTACACTTTATGATTTAATGGATGATCTTCATTGGAAGCATAAGAAGAACTATACACTCTTACATGGTCTGGAAAGAATTAAAATCTATCGCAAGGAAGATTTCTCATACGAGATACACGAAATCAAAATGTAGATATGTATAAATAATAGTGTAGACCACGGTGTTACCAGCACCCGCCTACCCTAGAAATACAAAGGGAGATTTCCAGCATATGTATATTTATCAGATTACTAATACCGTCAACGGTAAAATCTATATCGGCAAGACGACCAAGACTATTGAAGAAAGATTTCAACGCCATGCATATAACGCTAACGCAAAGAGCCAGACTCATCTACATAGAGCAATACGAAAGTATGGCACAGAGGCATTTACTATAACAGAGTTAGAGTCTGGATTCAATAGTGAAGATGACTTGAATGAAGCAGAAATCAGATATATCTCTGAACTAAGCCCCCACTACAATATGACTGAAGGTGGCGAAGGTACAAGCGGATTCAAACTCTCTTCTGAGACCAGAAAAAAACTTAGTGAGTCACGCAAGGGTAAGTCGAAGTCTGAAGAGCATAAAAGAAAAATAAGTGAGGCTAAGAAGGGTAAAAAACTTTCTGAAGAAACTAAAGGAAAGATAGGTAGAGCGAATAAAGGCAACTATCATTCTAAAGAGACCCGTGAAAAAATAAGCAAGGCAATGAAGGGGTGTTCTCGGTCTAAAGAACATAGAAAAAAGTTGAGTGAATCTCTAAAGGGTATTAGTCACTCTGAAATCAGAAAGAATAATATATCCAAATCGCTAACTGGGAAGAAGCAGAAAAGGGGCACATGCCCACACTGC